AATTATATGTTGCACCTTCGTACAACAATAAATCTGGTCTTGCTAATCCATCCATATGTAAGCAAGGTGTTGCATAAGCAGAAGAAGTATTTGAAAAACCTGAACCACCTGCATTGGCGGCATTCTTCCACCATCTAAATGGTGTTTGACTTGCTCTGTTATCTGTCGCCAACGTGACTGTGAATGTCCCAGCGGTTGGTAGTATCCAGGTTGATTGATCTTCTGCCACACCATATGGATTTGATGATGAAGTTATGTATAGTCCTATATCATTTGCGGCATCATTAAGATGAACAGATACAAATTTGTCTGCGTCTGAATTGTACTTCAAAATATGGTTATTAGTTAAAGTTGCTGACACATCTGCCAGTCCTTGCAGGAAGCCACCTTTTTGTACGATTGAATCTTGTAAATTAGTTGTTCCTGTTTTGAATGGACTTATGTCAATGTCTTTGGATCTGCTACCAAATTTATTAGCTGAAGCACCCCAACTTGAACTTGTTGTAGTTGTTTGTTCTTTTAATTCTATACCTGCAAGTTCTACTATGCTTGGATCAGTTGGATCTTGTAAAGGAACACCATTGATGATCGTGTGATTTAGTATGTTTGATTTGATACCATTGCAATCACCTTCACTGATTAAAATTTTGTAATTCTTATAATTGATTATGTCTTTACTGACTGATCCAGCAAATGGAGCCGTTTCACTTACAGTCTCTTCATCTATGATAACACCTTTGGTCAACACCGTTCCATAAACGATTGGTATCTTTACAGATGTGGTATCAGATGCCCCACCTGTGTAGAATTGTTTGTCTGACAAGTCACCAGCTACGATATTACTGTCTTTGGATTTTATTGCATTCTTAGAACTGGTAGCAGATGTCTTTATAGAATTAAATGGATCTCTTGTAGTTGCCATTATTTGTCATCCTTGTGTGTTGCTCCAGGTGTTCCTGCTTTGAACTGTCCCATAAATGGTAAAGGTGATCCATTGTTTGAAGGATCCCATCTCAGTCTACAGGCTCTGGCTGTTTTATTACAATAGTCTTTTGTTTCATCTGTGGTTGTTGCATTTGTTCTGTCAAAGTAATTTGTGAATGTTGCTTGATTGCTTTGGTTGTTTGTTTGTCCATATGGACAACCACCATTGTCAATTGATGTATAAACGAAAGCACCACCTACATAACTTCTATATCTCAAACTACATAGACCAGTTGGCATTTTCCTATTTGTTGTTGTTCTTTGTTCAATACCCAATGCTGGCGTTAATTCTAATTCTAAAAAGTTTCCAGTTGTGTCTAATATACCATTCACGAAATATCTACTCAACACACCACTCTGTAAAACCGCAGTATGCTTGGCGGCTTTCTGTGCCGCTGTGCCTGAACTCTGATCACTGGTCATTGTCCAATCACTGTCTGCATTGTAATCGTGTAAGGTCAAGAATCTTTCTATCTTGATACCTCTCATTGGAAAGGGTGGTAAGTGTCCTAATCCTGTCCAACTTGTTTGTAAAGCCGCGACAGGTGATAATGCATCAAATGTTTCTCTGTTAATTTTTAAAACTGGTCTTGAGGGTTGTGCACCAAGTTCACTTGATACTCCTTCTATGTTCATAGCACAATGAGTGAATGTTTGTCCATTCATTGAAATGTTTGATCCATCTGATTTTCTATGTGGTGTCAGGAAAGCTGTTGTAGAGACAGCTGAAAAGAATCTTGGAGTGATTGTAGAAAAATCAAATTTGTATAACTCTATAGGAGTGTATTCATTTATGTTTTTACAATCATTTAGAAAGTTTGGCATTATTGATCCTCTACAAGCACCGCCGTAAATGTATGAAGTATAGGACCTGATCTTTGTTCATTGAATTCTTTGATGTAGTAATTTCTTGTTGTCCCATCAGTTGGGAGCGTGGGTGCAGTTATTGTCTGTCCTTTGCTGTAAAATTCATACCATTCTCTCAACAGGTTGGCATCTGTTGTGTTTAAGTTCTCGTGAACTATCGTGTAAATTCTTCTCAAGTTATCTGGACCATCTGGGATCCTTTGTGAGAAACCATCACTGAATTCTAATATTTCCATTCTGATCTCTGTGTCTACAGTTGAGTTGATACTTGGACCAACTGATATCACATTTGAATTAGTGTCAGTGGGTGATGGATGTACCGTTGATGCTGTGTTAGCCATTATGCGAATCTTCCTTGTGTTGACATTATTCTAATACTTTCTTCTAAAACTTTACCAGCCATTCTATTTAAATCATTTTGTGTGACTGATCCAGTTGTCTGTGTTCCTAAATTTCCTGTGATGTTAAAATTAAACACAGGAGAAAGACCTGCTGAACTTTTTGACATAGGTGTTATTGTTGCTGGTCCTTGTACGAGCTCTGGACCTTTTTCTCCAGTGATACCAAATTGTCCTCTTTCTATCGTACCACCTTTGGCAAAGAAGCCTCCAAATAAACTGCCAGCCACGGAACTTATCATACTACCAATTCCTCCGCTTTTTGAACGTCCTCCACCTATACCGCCACCTGGGGTAAAGATACCTCCAATTTGGCTTGATATAACTTGGGCACCTAAATCAATAATTGCATCTTTGAAACTCTTTGTACCTTTTAGCACACCTGATATATTGCTTGATACAGAACTTTCCATTCTGTTGAATGATCCTGAAACTTGTGATGTTGCTCTTTGTACTGGATCAACCAATACGTGATTCAGATTGCTGTCACTGAATTCTGTCTGCATTACACCAATCGTGCCTTGGCTCATTGATCTTGTTGCTGATATACTGTCTCTTTCCATTCTATGGAATTCACTCACTACAGAATCAACCATATCAGGGACAATTGAATTTCCTACTACCTCATCATCTGTTTCACTGAACCAACCTGTGACTCCTTCATACAAACCTTTCGCAGAGTCAACGGCTTCATTTTTCATTTCAGTGAACTTGCCTGAGACTTTGTTTTTAAATTCTACTATGCTGTTTCCAACTTCTACCAACGTGTTCTTCATTGATATGAAAGCATCTATCGTTGATGTCACTATGTCTACCACTAATCTAATGGCATCAAATAACAAACCAAATGCATCTATCACAAGGTTCAAACCTTGTCCTAATAGTCTACCCATTGCTCCAAGTAGGTCTTCATTCTCACCTATGAATTCTGTCAATCCACCTGTGGCATCCGCAAGTCCATCTAAGAATCCTCCCTTTCCTTTACCCCCGAAAGCAACTGCGGCTTTCTTTAGGGCATCCCCAAAATTGGAAAACCTTGTTGATAATGATTGTAGGGCTATCTCTGTGGCACCACCAAATCTCTCATCAAAGCCTTGGAATAAAGCATCTCTGATCTTTTTGGCACCTTCAGCCGTCTTACCCAAATTAGAAACTTCTAATCTGGTAATACCTAATTTTTCATTCAACACGTCAAATACAGGTAGACCTCTATCTTGTAATCTTTGTAGTTCTTCAAGACCCAAACCACCCTGCATCGTTCTGGTAAACAAATCAATTGATGATTGGAAAGCACCAACCTTGTCAGTTGATACGGAAGCCGCATCTGAGAAACTTAATAATAGTTCTTCAGTTGGTTCAATACCTGCACCTTTTAATTGTGTGAATGCTGATGTGATTAAGTCAATGTCTAAGGGTAGTTTACCTGCAACATCTTTGACTCTTTCAAAAGCCGCTGTACCTTCATCTACAGATCCAAAAACCGCGTTCAACGCCAATTGTAGATCTTCAAACTCAGCTGATGTCTGTGCTACTTCTTTAATTAATAAACCTATACCAAGTCCAGCAATAGCACCTTTGACTCTTGAAAAAGCCAATGCACCTGCTGTACCAGTGTTGCCAAAACTCTTGTTGACACCACCTAAATTTGTTTTGAGTTTATTAACGGAATTTACAGCACCTGAACTATCAACCGTTATCTTAAGATTTACTACTTCCGTGGTCATTTTCTCTTATCCTTTTTCATCTGTTTCTCCTGCTGTTTGTGTGCAGTTAAAACATACTCTCTATCCATTTCTTGGACGATAGCAATGAATTCTTCTTGATCCTTTATGCCAACCCATTTGCAATAATGCAAAATTGAAGAAAATGGAATAAATCCAACTACTCCACTTGTATTTAACCTGTCATTGGACAAAGAGTTATAAGCATTAACATATATGTCCAAATGTTTTGGATACGTAGGTGCTTTATTTTGAATGGCTGGTATATTAGAATAAGGCCCCCACTCTGCCATCCATTTAGTGAGTGAGGTTAGGACTTTTTTTTGTTGTCTACTACTTTTTTAATTTCAGTTGCTATCTTTAAAGATTCTGCATCTATGAAGCTTCTGAATTGTTCATAGTTGGTCAACATCTCTTTGGCTTTGTCTTGACTGTATCCACAAGTCTGTCCTCTGTCTTCAACATTTTCCCAATCTAATAAGATAGTGTGGGCTTTGATTTCAGATTCAATATCTACCACTTGTTTTGCTGTGAGTTTGTCCAAACCTCCACCTTGGAGTTCATTCATTTTGAACATCTCAAGAGTTTTGTTTTTGAAGGCTATGTTGTTTGCTGGAGCAATGAAGAATTTTGCATTTTGGTGCTCCACCCATCGTGCATTTGTTTTTGGATCCGTAGATCCATATTGTTTTGTAAAATCCATACTTCTATACCTCGTTTGTTAGACAAGTATTTATATAGGATTTTAAGTGTAAAATTTTAAGATTCGTTTTTCACTAATTGAACAGTGAAAGTGTCTGAACCAACTGTTGTCTTAACAGCCTGGAATTCAAGTTCCATTAACACATCTTCATCATTACCACCTGCTAAAACTTGAGCTGATGTGATGATAACTTCTGGAAGATAGAATCTGTAATTGTCTGTTGAATTACCAATTTGAAAACAGATACCAAATTTAGTTGTGTTGATGTAGTTGTTGAATAATGTTTGTGAATCTGCGTGGTTGGCATACACGGTTAAAGAACCTGTTGCAACAAATCTACCTGAACCAATACCTGCCAAATCAGTTGTACCAATTTGTGTCTGTGCTCTTAGACCATTATCAAAGTTTAATGAGAAAGCAGTTGGAACCACTCCAGTTAAATCATCATATCCTCCATTTGTCACTGATGCCGCATCATCATTGAATTTAATCACTGTGTTTGAATCCACAGTTGAAAATGGTTGTGTAGTTGTTGCCGCCGCTGGTGATGTTAAAGTTTGACTGCCTGTCATAGCATTTACTTTAGAACCTACGAAACTCACAGTACCTGTCACGAATGAACCTGACTCACCTGTTAGCTCTAATGAAGCTGGAACCATACCTTGGTATAGTTGGTAGAAATCGCTTGTTCCATCTGTTGTTTTCTTTTCAATTGCAAAACTTGTTTGTGTTGTTCCATTAATAAACGAAGTGTTGTCTGCCATAAGATCTACGTCTGGGGCTTTTGAACTACCTGTTCCTAACACAGCACAAATGAATGCATCAAATGGACCATCTGCTGAGAATTCAAATTCAATGTCACCTTCTGCTTGTGATGATACTTTGTTTAAATCAGATACATTTCTTGTTGCATCAATCTCTTCTGAAGAGATAGTTGATACAGCGGCAACAATACTTTCAGATGTTGCTCTAATTGGAACTTTGCTATCTGTTCTTCCACCTGCTAAAGCAGATTCTTTTTGTATTATCAGTTGTGTTAAACTTGCACTTGGTATTCCCATTGTTTTGTTCTCCTATTAATATTTATGATTGATGCCTGAAATACGGAATGTCTAAATTGATCTGATAGAAGTTATCTGTGTCCTGACTACCCGCTGATTCACCAACCACGGTCATACTACAAGCTCTTGTTGTAATATCACCAAAATTTACTATATGATATATTGTTCTAATTGATTCTGCTATGACTCTTGCTCTCTGCGTTCCTGTACCTGTTTTAACAAATACCTGTACACTTATGATACCTTCTTGTCTTGAGAATTTTGAGCCTAATTCTGCTTGAGTAGAATCATTGGTTAAAATTGTTAGGCTAACCCACTCGTCTAATTGTTCAGCTGTGTTTACGATATTACCAGCATTGTCAACCAATCCAAGTACATTATCAAATTGAATATACACTCCTGATAGGTTGTCAACTAATCGCTGTTCAATGCTGGATCTCTCTGCTTGAAAGGTCATCTATTTCACTGCCTTTCTGACGATTGAGTCTGCTCTCGTTCTTAGACTTTGAACAGTCTGTGCCGCCATTTTTCTTGGTCTTATTTTTGAGGATCCGTTTTCCACGAACCCTGCATAGGGTGTATCATTTTTTATTTCTGATACACGACCAAACTTTGCACTTCTTGAATTCCAACCTCTTTGTAGTTTACCTGTTCTAACAGGTGTCTTGGATTTCACAGTTTGTTGTCCTTCAACTGTGAAACCTTCTTGTACTTGATTCATTATACGATCAATTCTTTTCAATGCTTGTGGTATTGTCAAAGCCATATTATCTTTCCCTTATGTGCAATTTATATAAAGCTGTCACAGGATCTCTTTCAACTTTGGTCACTTCATAATCTGAATCTTCAAAATTTACTCTGTCTTGTGGTTTTGGTGTTAATGATAAATCTTTACCAGGAATCAACATCTGTCTATCAGTTGTCTGTGCCAATCCTGCATTTATGTTCTCTTGTTCAAATTTTGTTATCAATGCTGTCAATGTTGTTGAACTTGTTGTCTCAGTTGTTGTACCTGTTGAGGCATTGTATCCACCTGATGAAACCTGAGTGTACGTGACTGAAATAGGTATATCACCTAAAGCACTAAAGGCACTATTTGTTGCTGATTGTATAGCAGACCTTAATCCCATTGGACTAACTCCTTACTAATCTATTTTGACCTATGCCGCCTGATCCTGCGTTTAGACTTGGAATGTAATCTCCATATTTTCTTAATATTGAATAAACACTTGATCTGATAACACCTTTTGATAATCTTGAACTCTGATCCATTGTTAAACTGATACCTTGTACCATTAGTTGTTTGAATCCAGCAGTATCATCATCAGCAGTTGTGTCTTCTGCTGAAAGTAATCTTGCAAATTCTGATGTGGCATCTTTTACAAATTGTGGTATCGTTGTTTCATCAAGGTTTTCAAATGTTCCATAAGCATATTTTCCATCTTTCACAACACCTGATCTTGGCCAATGTAATGCTTGATTTGAATTTCTTTTATAACCTAAAAATACAAAATGTTCATCAATCAATCTTGTTGCCATAGCAAGAAGTCTTTCTTTCTTGCCATCGTGTAATGCTGACCAAACTTGATCTGCTTCTTCTCTGATTGAATCGTGATAGGTATTTGCCTCTGAAACAGTGGCATATGAGTTTGAATTTGTTGCACCTGCAGTTGTAATTAATGTTAAAGCCATATAATGTGATCCTCACTTGTATTTAGTGATTATAGAGAAAACAAGGGCCATAAAGGCCCTTGTTTAATGGTATATCTATAATGTAAAATTATAGAGATGCGTTGTCAGATAAGTCAACAGTCATCTTAGCAAGACCTTCGCTGTTCATAACAGCCAAAGCAGTATGCTGAGCTACTCTTGTCACTCTGCCTAAGTATTTTTCAGATTCACCTAAATCTACAACTTCTAAGCCAGCTGGAGTTCCCTCTGGGTATAGCATTGTGATTCCAGTGTTTCCACCTTTTTCAAAACAGCCAGCATATATTTCGTGCTTGTCTGTTGTGTGAACTGTGATGTGATCATTTCTGAAAATTGGCACACCTTGATACGAAAGAATGTTTCTGTTCGTCACAGGTGTAGTCACATAGTTAAAACCAGCCCCAGATGCTCTCATTCTTGAAGTAAATTTGTTCAAGATTGTTCCATTCATCATAATGAATTCTGGATCAGCCGCTGTGATTGAATTTAAAAGTTGATCTAAAACATCAGCTATATCATCACCACCAGCAGATGGTGTTAGCTCGTTTTTGCCGTGTAGTTCGCCATCAGCATCAGCATAGAAATCATCTAAGCCTCTGAAACCTGATGCGTCACCGTTATCAGTTCCTTTAACAACTTGTTTGTAGACTTTTCTTGCGATATCTCTTGCTTTCGCTTGAATTGCCACAGCCATTAGGTCAACACCATTTGCTGATGCACCAGCATTAGATACTGTACCAATATTTGCCAAACCAGCTATTGATTTGATATTGTAGTTTCTGAATGCAGTTGTTAATTGGTTGATTGAGTTTCCAGTGTCTAAATCGCCACCGTCTGCCACGAAAGCAGTTAAGTTTTGATCTGAGTTCTCTTGGACACCAATTGATGAACCTTTAATTGCTGTAAAAGGTACGAACTCATAAAACGATGCCGCTTCTTGAATTGCATCCGCTATTCCTGGGTATATAGGATTACGGAAAAATTCATTAGAAACAACCGCGTTAAGTGATTGTGTTAAGTAAGCCATAATTATTTTCCTCCTTATTATGTCTTGTAGTTAATAAACATAACAGATCGTCTGTCCTATAATATCACGGATATTATGTTGATATTTAGTTCTTTCTTTTCAAACCTTGGTTAATCATTTCAAGGCCTGTCATTTTTCTCGCTGGTTGTTGAACAGGAGTCTTTTGTCCTCTTGCTCCAGCACCAGTTGATTCTTCAAACAAATGTCCTGCCGTCTTTTGTAATTTGTTGACCCATTGTTCAATTGTCAAAGGCTCACCTTGTGAGTTATAAACGATCTCACCATTTGGATCTTTGGCAACAGCTTTACCATCTTCTAAAACGAAGGCAGTCTTTGCTCTTAAAAGAACATCTTCCATAGCTGTTGATCTTACATTGTACTTGGTTGCATTTGATTGGACTTCATTGTCAATCAAGACAGTTGATAATTTTTGATTTGTTGATGTGTATTGATTGTTCAACTCTTCTAACTTCTTCTCATAGTCTGCTTTCATTTCAGCAGTTCTTTTTGATAGAGTTTGTTCAACATCAGTTTCTGGTATTGAACCTTTTGCTTTATCTTTTGAATATTGATTTTTCAATCTGTCATATTCATCTTTGTCAAAATAGTTCATCTGTTTTCTTAGATCTTCTAATTCAGAATTTAGTTTTCTATTGTTGGTTCTGAATTCATCTAACTTCGCTGATGGTACAGCATTTTTGATGTTTAACTTATAACCATCTTCTTGCTGTTCATAAAATGAATGTAAAGATTCAGGTATTGATTCTAATGAATCAACAAATAATGTTAAAGGTTGAGTTGATTGTTCGTTTGATTGTTCGTTTGATTGTGTGTTGTTTGCTTCTTCTGTAGACATACGAGTCCTCCTGTTGTTAAGCACGGTTAACTTTTATTATAGTAGTATTTAGTATCAATCGCTATCTTTTTTTCAAGTTGTTTCTTATGTCAGTTAGCAATTGATGATCTTGTTGTATCAACACTGGTATTGGAGTTGAATGTCTTCCAAACTTTGGATGTGAATACAAGAATTCTTCTTTGGGTCTATCTTCGTTGAACTGTTTCATTAACTTGTTCAACTTGTAGGCACTTGCATTTGGTAGTTTATAAACACGGGCAACATAGTCACCCAACTCTTTTAGTTCACCTGTCCATTCACAAATGTCTATCTTTTGTTTTTGCCAGTATGCTTTAGACCAAGGACATACTGAAACAATAGATGCAAAGTAGTCAGACCAATTAACCTCGTCTGCCACCTTTTTTGCCGCCTCTTTTGCCGCCTTTTTTCTTTTTCTTTTTAGTCATTGCCATTGTCATCTCCTCCGTTGAAGTAGCTGTCCATTTCTGGATGCACTTGTTTGATCTCTTCGTCTGTGTATCCTTGTTCAATCATCTCTCTCATATGACTTACCAATGAGTCTTTGCTCTGCATTGGTGGATGTGGTTGACTTAGATCCTTAGGCTGTGATGGTTGCTCCACTGTTCCTTTCAGCCCTTGTAATCTTGTGATCTCTTCTGTTCTGTTATGATCAGGTGATAGTATTTCACCTTTGTGTAGATTGTAGTATAACGTATCTTCTGATATACCACCTTCTTGATATGCTTTGATTAAATCTATCAATGATTTAGAATCCATTTTAGCATCAATAAAGTCTCTGTTCAATTCAGCATCTACTGAATCAATATCTATGTTCATATAATCAGCACAATATTTCAATGCCATTGTTATACCAGCATCTACTGATTCTACTACTGTGATAAGAGCAGAACCTTCTGCCGCTTGTCTGATAGAAGTTGTTTCTGCTGTCTCTGGTTGAGCTGTGGGTTTTTCTAAAAGTCTCGCACCCAGTTTTCCCATCTTGTTTTCAGAGTCATTTAGGTACTGTCTTAGACTGTTCACACCTGCACCAGAAAATTCTAACATACCAACTGATGAACCTTGTGGTAGCATCAACATATTTGTTGAACCAATCCTTAAAGGTGATGCCTCTTTGCTCTCTCCACCATAGTTGTCTACGCCCGTCGCATAAGGGGTTGGTAGAGCTGTGAAGTGAAGTGAATGACCAATGTCTGCTGAAAACTTGTAATGATTAATATTCATATTCACCAAATCTAACAATGGCGAATCTTCATATTCACAACCTAAAGAAGTTGTGTTGATGATCACGAAAGGAATGTAATCTAATGTTCTACCTTGTATGGTAGGAACTGTTATTTCACCTGCAACCTCTGTGTTGCCTTCCGTGTAATAAATCTGTTGGGTGTAAACCCCATCTTGTAGTCTCAACACTCTATAACAAGTTTCATAATCTGTTTTGAACTCATCATTTAAATCAACGGTCTCTTTGCTTTCTTGTAGCACGACCATTTCTAATTGTAATATGCCATTGTTCAAGCCCATTCTATGGTTTATTATCGTTTCTCCAATGTAATGATTACAATATGGTCTCTGTGTGTTTTGATCATAGTCAACTAAAACACCGTGTCTGCCCACTGTGAGTACGTCTTTCAATATCTGTTTTGTGAAGTGATTTGCTGATGTGCCATCTAAGTCAATGTCATTTATCACATCATCTAATTCTGCGGGTCTTGAAAATGTAGCACCTCTTCTAAAAACTGAACCAACCAATGCTGACAGAGTCCTCCTACTTGCATTGTAGAATTGAGCTCTTTCTTTGTAATCTTCATATTCTCTACCTGATAAACCATTTAGGTGTGGTAGGAACATTTCTCCAGCTGATTTTACGGCTTCTTCGCCTTCTATCACTGTTCTTGTCTTTGCGGCCTTGTGGGCCCAATTGTTATAACTTGGATGTGTATTATTTGCTGGCATATAAGTTTTCCTGATCTATAATCATATTTATTGTTAGTAGCCTTGTAGCGGAATCATTTTTGCTGTTTTTGGCTTGTCTAAGACGATATATCTCAAAGTATCAGCATCGTGATCTATTGATTTGGTGTCAACATCATCTAAATTGTTTGTATCTCTTGGCAGGCCTGTTAGATTCCTCCAGAGCATTTGGCACTTGTTTGTTATTACTAATCCTGGTTCTTCCTGTGTTTCAGTCAACATAGCATTGAATTTCTGTCTTATCTGTTGCCAACCTATCTTCCTTGAACCTGGGGCTTTGTTTGATCTGCACCATTCAACTCCGTGTACGGCCATCTCTTCTGCTATCTTGCTGTCACCATCATAGATTGAATTATCAGCTGGTCCTGGTCTCACTGGTCTATCAAAGTGTCTCTCTTGTTCTTTTATGGCTCTCGCTATGTCTCCTGGTGACCATCTCAGGCCTTCTGCGGGTTTGTTGGGTTTTGAACCATACAATTCATCCACTATCACTATCGTACCTGGCGTGAATGTCTTCTGTTTACCGTCAATCGTGCAAGGTGTGTCATCTGCTACGGCGTACCATAACACTGAAAAAGGAGCGGAATAACCATAATCATAGGCCCTCCTCAATGTCTAATGTTCTGGCAATCTGAAATCTCCAATTAGGCATTTGACACTATCCATAACATCAGAGAACATCTGTCCTGATGGTATGTTCCAATCTCCTTCCAACATAGCCGTCACCAATTCTGAATTACCCATACCCATAATCCTTTTGACGTAGTCAGGATCATCATTCATCAGATATGGGTTGTCCACGAGCTTGGCTGGTAGATACTGTCTCAGCAATCCACCTTCATCATCTGGCATCTTCACTATCCTGTTGTTTGGACATAGATCAACAAATCCCAATTTGAAGAAGTTGTGTGAGATACCTCCTGGATTGGAACTTGTGACTATCCTTGGAAAATGGTTTTTCCATTTTTCTGGTATCTTGACACCACTCATCCTGACCCTTGATCTCATAAACCTGTATTGTGCTTCCGTGAACGTGGTCCCTTCATCTATCAATAGGCAATGTATCTCTGATCCTTGGAACCTGTACATATCTGATTCCTGTTGTAGATGACTCATCGTGATTATTGATCCATTCCAAAATTTAAAAGTGTTATGAGCACTATTATACTTTACCCAACCACCAGAGATCAATGGTTCCAAAATGGAAAGATAGCTCTGTGGTCCAACCAAATGGTTTATCCTTAGATCTGGGAATGTACGTCTGAAAAGGAATATGTTGATCCCAGGGATCTCCATAGCCCAAAGTATTGAAGCCCATCTTAAAAAGAAAGACTTGCCTGATCCAAATGATCCTCCAATCAACACTTCAGTGGCTGGTGTCTGATACCAGAGCTGTTGGTTTGGTGTGAAGGATACTTTGAGGTTGTTGGTGTTGTTAGTTGTCTCTTCTGTCTTTTTTTGACTCATAATCTACTATCTCAAATGAAGGCTTCTCAAGTTTCTCTGACTCACCTTCAAAATTAATAGTGACCTGAGGGATCTTGCCTTGATCTGTTTCCTGTTCTTTGAACATACCAAGGTGTTTGCCTAATAATTCTAAAGCTCTTAATTTGTCACTCCATCTCATCCCTTTGGTGACTGGATCCTGCTCCATCGCGATCTGGGCCAATTGACCCAACACGGATCTGTTGTCTATCTTGGCCTTCTTCAAACTGATGTCAATGCCCTTGTTGATCTCATTTGACACCAATGGGTTCTGCATCAATTTATTGGCCATTGATTCACTGAATCCTACCAGTCTGCACGCCTCAGAGGCATTATAAGACTTCAGGTATTCTTCTACGAAATGTTTCTGTTTGGGATTTAACTTGGTCTGTTTTGGCATATAGTTATTTATTAATTCATATTGATTCACTTTGGTCTTGGTCTGATCAACAACTTCGTTGTCAATCAAGTAATCACTTTCAGTGATTACTTTTTAATTCTTTATGAGATACTTGATCTTGATTGATTTGGTCAGAGTCCACCTGTGTACGGTAGACTCAAAAACTTGATCTGTGTTGACCAGGTCTTCGTCCAGACACATTCTTGATTTGGAGGATCATACCAACCTGCGGTGTCGCTTTTTTTACATTAGACGGTGGTTATTCTAAATACCAAATCTTTATAACGAATTGAAATTGAACTACACGAAAAGTTCTTATAGTGTGCTCCTTATCAGATACCTTTTCCACAGTAGGATGATTACTGGCCTACCAACCTTATGTCGTGCTTTAGCTTCTATTATAGGTATTTATAATTCGTTTGTCAATATATTTCTTTTGAGTGGTTTTTTTACATTTTTAGATAAATATCATTAGTATTATCTTAATTTGACATTAGGTAATGCTCCTTAATAGTATGTGCAATAGAGCCCTGTTGTTTCGCGACAACAGGGTTCACCTTTTTTACAACCCCATAAATATTTGTATGGCAAGAAAAGAACTTAAAATAGAAGCAGAAGCATTCACCAGGTTAGGTTATCTACAAGAAGTACAAACTGTTGACTGCCTTTGGATGTTGACGTACACTGGCAAATTGGCAAGGATCAGAATCAACAAGAAACAACATATCAGCAATGACTTCAATCAATTCAGCCAAACCACTTTCAAATACAACAAGAACACCTGGACGACAGAAGCTACCGCAAAGACACAGATTGCAAAATTAAATAAAACATTTAAAACTGACAAATTTGGATATATCAAAATAGATGGCAAAAGTTAAAGAACAAGTAGCACACGAAACCAAACCCAAGAAGACCAGCATAGGTGGTGGTAAGCATTCAAAAACTATGATGAACAAATCCAAGAGAAGAAGTTATAAGAAATATAAAGGACAAGGTAAATGACAAGGAAAACAAACACGATGTTGATTGGTTTGTTGGGAACTATCCTGATGGGATTGGCAACCTGGACACTTGTGACATTGATAGAATTACAGACCTTGATGTATATGCTACAGACGGAATTAGAAAATGTTGATAAACAATTTGGAAGAGTGTATAACTTTATAGACTCAGTGAGAGGGAGATAATATGCCAAAGTATCAAGGAAGAGAAGTAAAATTAAATCAACCATCAAGAGGTGATGTCAAGAAGTTCAAAGTGTTCGTAAAAGATCAGAAGACTGGAAACGTAAAGAAAGTGAACTTTGGACAAAAAGGAATGAGCATTGGAAGGAGCAATCCTGTTAGGAGAAAGAGTTTCAATGCAAGGATGGGAGCTGTACTTGACAAAGTCAAAGGACAGAAGACTTTATCACCTGCATACTGGGCCATAAAAAGTTGGAAACCCAATTTCAAAATATAACGGTTTTTGCCCACGTACAAACACCCCACCAATCCCTTTAGACCCCCTTTAAAAGGTCTCTGTGCG